TAGTCTGTATTGTAGCTCTGTCTCCCTTGTACGTCACTATGAGCCTTATGACAAGGCAGATGCAACATAAGACTAATTAATCAGCATCTTCAGGTGTATTCCCATCAGCCAACCACAATTTGTATTCTTGATAATCGGTGTTTGCTTCGTCAAATGGTATGCAAGCACCATCTGATCTTATTATAACAGTTGTATCTATTACATTATTTACCTTATCTAAATAAGTTTGTTTGTAAGTAAAAGTCATAGTTAAAGCTCCGCACTTGTTTCAATAAAAGAGTTTGCATTATTTTCAGCTAAAAGCATCCCATATTTTGCATCTCCATGTGAACCTAAACCACTTTGATTTGGCCATTGAATTGTTGTAAAACCATCAACTCCAATAGCAGTAGCTTGTTCGACTGTGTGACTTACACTTATTTGAGGAGAAAATATATATACAGCAGAACCAAAAGTGACTGTAGGTGTTGTTCTCATTTTTACTGAATATTGAAAATTTAGAAAACCTTGTTTATTTGCATTGTGTCCGTTTATATAAGGATAACGTCTTGGGCCAAGATATTTATTATAATACCTCTGACATAAAGCAAGCTCCTGTCCGAATGACCTATGCTCAAAATCTGTTGCCACGCTGCCTACTTCTAATTGAACTCCTGTCATTTCAAAAGTCGCATCATTTGTTGTGTACCATGTTGGAGTTTGATCGGGCGAATGATTTGTCCCATCAAATGCTGCCCATGAATTTAAAGATTTATTATTAGTTAAATCTGTCCCCATAAACAAAGTAAAATATATTTCTAACCCTTTATCTACTGCATTTGTCGTTGTATCTGTATTAAATTGTAAATTAGAATTTCCTGGAATTACTTTTGTTATTTTTGTCCATATATTTTGACTTAAAGATCCAGTTTCAATACAAAAATTTTGTGCTGTACCATCTCTTGTTCTTATATATCCATAAAAATTTTGAGGAATACTAGATTTAACCCAAAAACTTAAAGTAATTTTACTATTTGTATTTGTATAATTCCAACCACTATTCGCCATATCTTGTGCTTCTATTTTATGACCTATTTCAATATAATCTGAAGAACCAGCACCACCTGATTGATCTCCATTTGTGACTTTAAGTGCTTTTCTAAATCCTAATGTATAAGGTGTTGTTCCTGATGCAACATCAACCTGTGATTGTGTAGGTGCTTCATTTGTACCACTATATTGAACAAGAAATCTATCAACACTTCCATAACCATTTGTTGTAGATGACGTTCCCCTCTGGGCTATAAGTTGTGCTCCGTTAATTATCAAATTTTTACCTTGCCTGTTACTTAAGTTGGCAGTACACGTTCCATCAGAATTATTTACGGTAATAGCAGCAGCACTAGCTCCTACCCCTTTTATCGAATTTACTTTGATTTCACTCATAATTAGCTAGGTTCTGTTGGGAAAGTAACAGATGACATATCTAAATTACCATTTGAATCTATTTTAGGGGAGGCACTTGCTGGTAAATCACGCAAACTTTGACGATAGGTTTTCCAATCATCTGAAAGGGTTAAATCAGAACTGGCTCTCCAATCTGTTTTTGCTAATCTATTATCTCTTTCTATTCTAAGTAATCTCATAGACTCTGCCTCATTTAAACGTGTGATTTCGGATTCTATAGCTGAATCAGTTGGTTTTGTTTGACTTTTATCTAACCATTCTAAAACTCCATCTCTTAAAACCCATTGAGCATTTGGTTTTAAAGAACATAATGCTTCTGTCTTTGTGTAAATCATCCTGCTATCTCCAAAAATACAATTTGTGAACGTGCTGTATCGCTGTTATCAGTTCGATTAACAGCCCAAGTTCCACCATTATTACTTGTGTAACCTCTTCCAGAAAGTTCATAAGTAACACCAGTATTTCCTGGGGTATCTATATGCACTAATGTTTGCATAGCTCTTCCACTTGTACTAGCTAATTGACTTGTATCAAAATCAAACATTTGTCCACCATCTTTAGGTTCGTATATATCAGTTATACTTCCACCACTTACAGTTTTTCGCAATGTTAAAGACATACCCTGACCAGAATATGATCTAGAGTGAAAACAATAAATATTAGCAATTATCAATACAGAATTAGAACTTGAACTTAGAGTTAAAGCTTTTGAACTGCCTGATATAGCCACATCTGAAGTGCTAGTTGATGATGTTTCATTGGTAAAAGAATGTTGAACAACTTGAAGAATTTTACCTCCAGTATCAGCACCAAAACTTAAATTACCAGAACCATCTGTTTTTAATACCTGACCAGACGATCCATCCTGTGTAGGTAATTTAAACTCTATATTACTATTGCTTTGAGTAGATGAAGGAGCTTCTAAGCTTACTGATCCTCCTCCTGTTGGTGCGTTTAGTTTAATCTTCGACATAATTAACTAGGCTTTGGGTTGTCAGCTTTTACCTTTTCACAGGCAGCATAATATGCTTCTAGTTTAGTCGAATCTCCCTTGCTATTCCAGTACATAGCATCTGCAAAATCTCCCAAAGATGGATATAAAGGTTGTCTAACAGATTTATAAGCTATTGCAGCAGCTTCAGCATCTAGTGTTGCTCTAGCAGCATCTATTTTGCTTTGCTGTAAACTTACAGATTTACCATCTTTATCAAATGCACCTGTTCCATCATCAATAGTTACAACATTAGGATACGCTTTCCTAACTGCTGGGTGATCTAGACTAGCCATTATGGTGCTAACTCCAAAATTGTCAAAAAGCTAGGGATTGTAGCATAAGAACTACTATCACTATCGGAGACTGATTTGTTTATTTGAAGTGTACCTCCATCTAAAGCAGCAGCCCTAAATGTATAAGTAACTGATGTACTTCCATTTGCTCCATGAGTATCTAAATGGAATACAGTACCAGTTCTTGTTTCTCCACCTCCACCATTCGTTTCACTTGTAAACGTAGATCGTGACCTATTACTACGCGAATCACCGATAGCAATAGCAGAAGAATCTCTGTAAAGTCTTATATGGTTTCTACTTCCAGCCGTAGAGTTTGAATATTGAACAGATCCCATTACTAAAATCTTACTATTTGCTGCTGGTGTTATCGTAACACTTAAGCCTGTTATAGTAACAAAACTACTATTGGTTGTGGTTGTAAAAGTATCTGTTTTAGTAACTGATTTATAATCAAGAACTTTACCCCCACCAGCAACATCGGCATATTCCAACTGGCCTACAGCAGTCGCTCCACTTCCTGTAATACTTTTTACTTTTAAGAACTTATCTGCTGCTACCTGGTTATCAGGTAATACCATTGTGTAAGATTGCCCAGAACTATGAGGTGGACTTTTTAGCTTTACCCCATGACTATTAACACGACAGTTAAGTTGTATATAACCCTCTACATCACTACCATTACCTTTGGCAGTCATAGCAGGATTAGATGCTGTACTGTCTGAAACTATTCCTGTTGAGCCGTCTAGAATAATTGTCATTATGGAATTGTTACAACTGAAGGACTATTTATGGTCAGTGTAGCATTAATTGTTAAAGGTCCAGCAACTAAAGCGTTACTTCCTGAAGTTATGGTGTAATCCTGATCCATTGTATTCTCCGATTCGTGAAAAATAGCTTCAGTTCCTCCTCCAGTAGCTCCAGCACCTCCACCAATCTCACCCCAACCAGTGTTCTTATATCCTTCAAATCTATTCTGAGTTGAGTTATATCTTAATTGTCCTATAGCTGCTGCTGGTTGTCCAGACTGCCCAGGTTGCTGTGAGTCATTACCAACTGGAATCTTCAAGAACCCGTTTGAGTTCATGGTTACATCACCTGTCATCGTAGGTGTTGCTGCATTAACTAAGCCTAAATTTGCCTGAGTTATATTTCCAATAGTTGTAAATGTTCCCGTTCCAGAACTAACAGCAGTACAAATTTTCAGTAAATTAGTTGACGAATCAATATGTGGCTGAAATTGAACTACATTTCCTGCTCCAGATGGATCTCCACTTGCTGAATTTATTGTTCTTAACGCTGTAAAAATATCATTTATTCCTGCACGAACCGCAGCACCCGTTCCATTGGCTACATTAAAATTATTGTTCGTTTCTTTAGTTGTACTATTGACTCTTGCCATTTTTACAATATTTTATTTTATTTTATCACCCCTTACCAAATCCGACAGCTTGATAGGTGAAATTTCTATCAACCGAAGCATTTGATGAATTTTTAAAGTGAACAGTAAATCCAGTGCCACTAATATTGGATAATTCAAAGAAATCTCCAGAAGCCATATTCTGTGCAGTAATACCAATAGAAGGTAAATTTGAATTTACTCCACCAATAGCAGAAGTTCCTGTAAAGAAAGGATGATCAAATGTAATCGTTTTCGCAGCAGGATTATTATTTGAATCAACACTTCTTTCGGTTGAAGTGCTCTGTTCAGTTCTTCTCTGGAACGATGCTGTATAACCCAACTGAAATACTCTTATGTCTTGGTCAGGATCATTACTTGTTAAATTCACTTTAAATTTAAATCCTCTACCTTTATATGTTCCATTAGCAAATGTCTGAAATGGAGTATATGTAGGTGATCCAGATGAAGGATCATTTTGAGTTACTGCAACTTGCATTTCAGCGTTTACTTTAGTAGCGGTAGCACCATCAAAATCTACTCTTGCATCTACATCAGAAATAGAATCAAATAAATCAGAAGGGAAAAATGCCTCCGTCAAGAAATGACGTTTTAAATCAAGACTAAATACACTTCCTAAATCTAAGAAAGCTGTACCAGGAGCACCTCCAAATTCATAAGTACCAAAAGGTTTTATACCGCCAAGATCATCTAAAGAACCTATATCATCTAATGTTCCAGCAATACTACCACCAATATCATCAAATAAACCTCCACCAATCAGATTTAAGGAATTAGTAGTAGCATCAAAAGCTACATCAGTTTTTACACCCTGAAACTTTGGACTATCTAAATCTTCTCTTCTTGTTAAAGCAACTAAAGGTGCAAGATTATCAGGTAAATCTATAACAACACTTGCTTCACCAGCACTAAACCTACCTCCATCATCTTGAAACTTAAGAATATACTCTCCTTCAAGTAAAGGAACATCAGCACTTGTCGTATTACCAGCTAAAGCTTTTACTAAATCAGTAGCATCAGAAAAAGTTCCTGTTCCATCTGTTTTTGTAGTGTGCCTGACATAAACAAGACCACCATGAGTAACATCTAAATCAGTGGATAAATTCCAACGTAGTCTTACTGTATTAGCATTTATTGGCTCTCCTGTTAATCCAGTAACATCTCCAGGAATAGCAGTCTTTCCAAGAGCATTAAAACTGAAAGTTGTTGGTTGTGCAGAAGGTTCAAGTGAAGCGTTAACACTGGATAATTCAAATTGATATTCTCCCTGTAATGAATCTAATATTTGAAACTCAGGACTTCTTGATTTAAGAGTTGTAAAATTACCGTTGTCTAACTTAAATTTAAGTTCATATTCAATAGCTCCAACAACAGGATTAAAGTCTATATTTAATCTTGTTCTTGCAGTAGTGCCTTCTGTAAAAAATTCTTCGGTAACAATCTCGCCTCCGGGAGCATCGACCAACTCATTTAAAACTGTAATATTACGAGTAGGTAATGCAGAGCCATCCTCGATAAAGGCATATTTTCCAGCATGATAAGATGTTGCCGTTACTGCATAATTATCCTTATCTTCAGTAATTCCTACAACTCTCCATTGAGTAGTCTGTAAAGTTGTATTTTGTAAAATCCAAACACTATTTGAATTAGGAGCAGTAGAAAAAGCTACATTAACAAATAAAGTTGCACCACTCTTCGATACAACACTTTTAGTTTCTACCGATCCATCTGGCATCACAACACTTAATGTTGGATTATTTGTAATATCTAAATCTGTTGAATCAGTATTATCTACCGTTACAGACGTAGTAGTTGCAGATTGTATTCTCCCTCCTCTTCTAAGTCCTGCTCTTACTGGATCGCTTACTTCAATAACCTGTCCTGGTCTAACAATTACACCCTCTGCTAAGCCTGTTGCAAAACTAATTGTTTCAGTAGAATTTTGTTCCTCAAAAAGAATAAATCGTCCTAATCTTCTAGCTTGATTCCTTGATGTGCAAGCAAAACCTGTAATCTTTTTATGAATAATTCCGTATTTATTTTTAGCGGTGGTATCTTCGACAGTTTCAAAATTTAACTCCTGATTTACCATGTCAAAGTAAGACACAGAAACAACAGTAGATCTAGTTTTTAAGCTCGTTCCAGAATAAATAAATCCTTCAGCAGTTACATTTGACAGATTGAAAAGATAACTGGGATCTGTAGGTCGATCTTGAGTAAGAGTAAGAGATCCTGCACTCCAGAATGTCATACCTCTCATCACAGAACTAAGAGCCATTATTGTTTTAAAGGCATCCCCTCTCTGTTGAAGAACTACATTACAGCTAAATCTGGGTTCTTGACCTCCATCTCCATCATCAACTAATTCAGAAGAGTAAACAGAAGCACTGTAAAAAGCATATTTATCAAGTTGAGCTTCAGTAATATGCTCTCCTAATCCATACCTACTATTAGTTAATAGATCAAATAAAATCCAAGCTGGGTCGGAACACCAATGTTTTGTTGTAGTAAGCGTTCCATTGAATGTACCGCTATAGGTTAGCCTCCCATTTGTTTGATCTACTTGTGCATTATGTGGAATCTTGACTTTAACACCACGAATCCGATACATACGATCAGGAATCGTTGGAAACTGCTCTGCATCGAAACGTAAGTACAGATGAGCTATATCAGGATAAGGTCTTTGTTCATCTATTATTTTTGTAAAAGATGACCATGAGAAAGTATCTGTTACTTTTTCATCTGTACTATCACCACTAATTCTACCGACTTTTACCTGTAGTGGAAAAGAAGCGGTATCTTTTATTGGAATTAAAAAATCTCGACTATAAGCATTTCTTGATTTACCGCTAATTGTAAACTCTGATCTACTTGTAAGAATTTGACTAAAAAGACCAGTTGGAACAATTTGACTTGATCCACCTTGGTTTTTGTCGAAACGAGAAACAGTTCCATCGTTTTCAGTAATTTCTATAAAAATATCGACAGAAGTTCCTAAATTTTTACCATCTTTTTCATTAATAGCAATTAAAGCATCAAAACGAACTGTAACTCTAATAGCATCAATATTAGAATCAGTTATAGTTCTTGTTACAGGTGCAGCATTAGTAACTTTTGCACCAACAGCTTCTTCAGTTTCAATCTCACTAATAGCTTTTATATGAGTTTGATTTGATGTTCCAAAACGAGGTTCAAACTTTATTCCCTGAAAATTAAAATCGGAGGTTTGTATATTATTTGAATTAGCAGTTGGTCTAACAATAGGTGTTGATCCTAAGAATATGTCTTTTAAAGCTGCCTGAGAATAAGCATCAGTTCCTTTTGTTAATCCTGCTGCTGAGGGAAAACCTTCAATCTCTCCTTCACTTATAACTTCAATAAGATTTAAAGCTTGTCTACTTTGTATAGAAGCTAAAGATCGCGTTGCTGTTGGTTTTGGACCACCAAACCATTTAAAAGGATTTAATTGAATCTCTTTTCGTCCTGCTCCAGGATGTATTTCAGCAACTTTAAACATAATTACCCTGAGAAATCATCAGTATCAATACCGCCTGATATAACAAGCGATCCAGTGAATATTTCACCATAGACAACTGGTATAGCGACACCAGCCCTTATCGTATTTTGTATCCCACTAAAAGTAAAACTAGCTGGATCGTCAGAAGCACCACCAAGTTCTTCTGTAGGAGTTATCATTTGAGCGACACCTGATAATGCTAAATATAAACCAACATTTGCAGTAGTAACAGCTAAAAAACTAGCTCCTGCTGATCCAGCCGTAAAACCACCAAAACCTAATGCTGGTGCTGCACCTGGAAGAACAATGGCTGCTCCAATCAAAGCTACTCCCAGTAAAAACCTTCCAAAACCTTTTCTCGCTCCCATAATTACTGGGACAATTTTTATTTCTTGACTTCCTGTAGGAATATCTAATTCAGTCTCATTAATCTCATAATCTCCTACTTTTACACAATAGTTCTGCTCCATCATGTGAGATTCTAAATTAGGAAAGTTTGCTAATAAGAATTTAAAAGCATCTGTAGGTGATGATATTTCTGCTTCAAAAGTACGCTCTCCCAAGAATCGAGCCAATCTACCGTAAACTTTAATTTTACTGAGCATAGCGATACCTCTTCTTTGTACAGTCTATATGGTCTTGATCGTAAAGTTCTCTACAGCTAAGTCTTTTCACACAATGTTGAAAGATAGTTTGATTTCCTAAATACAAAGCAACATGATCTAATTTACCTGTGTTTGTTGTGTCCATGAGAAGAACATCACCCTCTTCTAAATCTACCGTATCTTCCAGTTCAACAAAACCAGTTAAAGGTAAACCGTGTTCAAATAATGGATTCTTTGAAAACTCTTTTGGGCTTTTTGGTCTATCCCAATGTTTTAATTTAATATTTCTTTTTTCTTCATACCAATCATGTATCAAGCTCCAACAATCTTGGACTCCCCAAACCCATTCTCTACCAATCAATCCTTTCTTATAACCAGAAGGTTTAAAATAATGCCATTGTTTTGTTTCTGGAGTGACAATATAAAAAGGTAAATCTAAGTATTCACAACTGGCTAAATCAGCTTCACTAGGATATGGTGGATAGTTCGGATGACTATGTATTACTGCTATAACTTCACCTTCATCTTCAGCTTTCATCCAATCATCAGGATCTAAAATAAAATGTTCTCCTTGTTCTTCAGCAATATTCTTACAAGGATAATACTTTTCTTTACCTTTATGGATAGTTAATAGACCACAAGCTTCTTGTGGTGAATCTTTTTGTGCGTGTTCTAGTGCAGTATCTTTCCAACTCATCCTAAAAATGCTCCAATACCAGGGAAAATATCTCTAGTAGCAATCCTTTGTGGTAATTTTACATTTACTAAGTCAAGAGCAGATTGAGCTTCCCATGTAACTATATCTCTTGTCTCGGTTACTTTACGATCCAAGAAATAGATTTCCTGTGGAAACTCTGCCGTAGGGTCTGGTGTGCCGAAAGGATTTGTTTGGGAACTAGACGAAGATGTTGATTGTTGCTGGATCGTATTAGGATTGTTCATTGTGATTGTATTACCCATTGAGTTTCCATGATTTTCACAATAATATCTAAGATCATTAGGAGCAGTTGGATATGCTGGTTGATAAGTTACTGTCGCATCCGTTCCTAAAGTTCCTGTATTAACAGTAGTTTGCTGTCCTCCAGCGTCAGATTTTATTCTTAATGGATGATTTACATTAGAACTATGAGATTGATTAAAAATATAAGTTGATCCTCTTTTCATGGTTAAGACAGGATTAGTAACACCATTAATTGCAAAGTAGTCATAACCTCCTGTGTTTACAACGGTGACTGTGTAAGTTACAGTTTCACCGTCAGCAGGATCAGCAACAGTTGAAGTTGTTGTCGAAGTGGTAGTCGTAGAAGAAAAATTCACAGCATCCAAATATCGAGCAAGAGTTCTAATTCTTGTAAATTTTGCTCCGTTTAAATCATTACCCACAGTGGTTTCGTTGACATCCTGCATTATGGCTGTAATCGTTCCAAAGATATTACTTATTGAAATTTTTGGTCTAGGTAAAGTACCTGTAGATCCAAATTCAAATCCAGAACACTCAATAGGAAATCTTAGATATGAATTACCAGCCCAAACAACCTCTCCGTTTGCATTTAGGTTTGCACCATTATGAAAACGATATAAAGTGTTAGAGCCATGCAGTGCAGTATTTAACTGAATAGTAAATAATTCAATAATCGACCCAGGATTTATTGACTGTAAGGCTGAAACTGGTATTGCCATTAGGGTTCAAATACTTGTTCAAAACTTGCTGTTATTCTATTTCTATCTATATCAAACATTTCTCTACTGAAACTTCTACATATCCATTTATAAGCTGCTGATTCATCAGGTGGCGACCAATTAAAAGAAGTACCATTTTTAGCTTCATTTTCTAAAAATGTTTCTATTACATCAGCATCAGAATCTTTTACATTAAAAGTT